TGATGTGGTTGATGGTCTGCGGCGCACGATCTGGCGTGTGTTTGGTGTGCAGCCGATTGAGCTGGGCGACACCGAGACTATCAACCGGGCTACTGCAAACGTGCAGCTGGACGTTGCTTCCAGCCACCTGATCGGCCCCATCTTGGAGCTTCTGCAGGCTCGCGTCAATGCACAGGTTCTGCCGCGTTTGCTTCCAAAGGAAGCACAAGGCAAGGTGTTGTTCGGCTTTGACCGTGCACAACCACTGACGCCGTTGCAGAAGCTGCAGCGAGCGGAAGCCAACGACTACCTTGTGAAGCGAGGTGTGCTGACGATCAACGAAGTGCGGGCGCAGATGGGTTTGCTGCCAGTCAACGGCGGCGACGTTCCGCTGGTTGATACGAACATGGGGCCGCTTCCGCTCCATCAGCTTGTCGCTGGCCTTGCCCCGGCCAACAGCTACGCAAGCGACACCGGCAACACGACTGCAGCGGCTGGTGATGCAGATGACATCACCCCTCTCAACAAGGCCGTGGGCGATACTGATCCAACAAACTTCCCATCCAAAGGTGACAACGAGACGGTCAACCTGCGCAATAGCCAGTGGGAGCTGTTCGACCTCCGCTATGCGGAGCGCCTGCGCACCGACTACCCGAGCATCTGGCGGAAGGGTGGCAACATTCGCGGCAATAGCCAGTATGAGAAGCTGGCGCCGATCGTCCGCCGTGGTGGCCGTATGGCACCACGGAACGAAACCGAGGAAGGAGCCATCCGGCTGCGGGAGGCGTGGGTGGCGCGCCACCGTGCAGACTTCCGTCTGGCCGGCGTGGTTGCTCAGGTCAAGTGGCTTGCGGTGGGCGACCGTGGCGAAGACTATATGAAGGAGCTGCTGGACGCTGAAAAGGCAAAGGTTGATGAAAAGCGAGCCATCGCACGTGCGGCCTTGGCAGAGCTGGACGAGGACGTGCAGCGCACACTGCGGCGCAAGGCGAGCGAGCACAACGAGGAAGTAGACGACGATCCAGACCGCACGACAACGGCGGAAGTGCTGGCGCAGGTGTGGAAGCGTGGCATCGGCGCCTACAACACCAATCCAGAGAGCGTGCGCCCAACCGTCAATAGCGCAGAGCAGTGGGCGTTCGCGCGGGTGGAGAGCTTCCTTTTCCTTCTGCGGACAGGCGAGCCGCGCGGCAAGGCGCCGCACGACACCGACCTACTGCCCGAGGGGCACCCGTACAGCACAGCCGGGGACGATAAGCGTAGCGCCCTGGTGGCGCAGGGGTTGTGTGCACAAGGCGGCTGCGGCCATGACCACCACCTGCACCGCGATGCGCCGGGCATGGCGGCGACGGGTGAGTGGTTGCCGAGTGAGTGGCAGCCGGCTGGCCGGTTTGCGGGGATGCGCACGCTAAACCTTCGCAAACTGGCAGAAGTCGTGGCTGAGTACCAGCTTGTAGCTACGGAGATCTACGACCGCACCAGCGTCGTTGTTCAGGCTACCGTCGCATCTGCCTACGGCCGTGACGGTGTGCTTGACGTTGCCGAGGCTGGGCGCGCGCAACGTGTGGTGGAGGCAGAGCTGGAGAAGCTGGGGAATGTTTGGGCGGCGCGCACAGAGGACTTCTACCAGCGAGCCTCCAACATCGGGCACGAGGCTGGCGAGCGAATCGCAATGACCAGTGTGGATGCGCGCTGGCGAACGAATGGTCGTGCCTTTTGGCAGGAAGCAATGGGCTGGCTGATGCAATCTGACGGGCTGGTAGGTGGGTTGCAGGCCCGCATCAGGGAAGTGCTTAGTCGTGCCACCACCGTTCAGCGCAGCCGCATCACTGGCGTTGACCCTGATGATGAGGTGGATGATGTGGTTACGGTTGTGCGAGAAACCTTTGAGGCACAAGGCGCGCGCATCGCAAACTGGTCCGGGCTTCTGATCGCGCTTGCCAACCGCGAAACGACCGACGTCCTCACGCGCACCGTTACGGTGGTGAATGAAACGCCCGTGGATTGGATGGTGGAGTGGGTAAGCGCGGGTGGTGACAGCTGCCCCACGTGCGAAACGGAAGGTGCTCGCGGGTTCATTCCTTTGAGTGAGCTACAGCGGCGCCCCGGTGAGGATACGTTGTGTCGTGGCCGCTGCCGCTGTGTGCTGGTGTTCTGGACCCGCGCTGAGGTCAGCAGTGGGGCTGCCATCGCTTTGTCAGCTCGTGCTCCCGGCGCTGGTGGTTGATGAAAGGTTAGCAAAGTGGTAAAAACAAGCAGACGCTGCAAGGCGCTGCACCCGTTTGGAGGACGCCATGCGCGTGACCGTGCCCGTTGGCAATGAACAGCATCAGCTCGACCTGCAGCCTGCAGGTGTTCGTGATGGCAAGCGCGTCTGGACGGCTCGGTGCCGTCTACCGATGGCTGGCCTGCTGGCGGGTACGCTTGCACAGCGGGATGCTGCTGTAAGGCAGGAAGGTGCAACGGTCCCGGTGTCCAGCGGCGCAGATGGTGATGGCCCCGTGTTGTTGGAGGGCTACGCCAGCAGCACCAGCATGGACTGGCACGGAACCGAGATGACCCGCGAGGCGCTGGACAGCATGGCGCGCCAGATGGCGGCTGGTGTTCCCTACGTGCCGGGGCACTATGAGGACGAGTGGGAGCAGGTGATGGGCCGCACGGTGGAGGCCCGTGTGGAACAAGGCACCGTGCTGCGCGATGGCGCCACTGGGCGTCAGGCCGAGGGCTATCGGCTGGCCGTGCGGGTAGAGGTGTATCCAGAGCACCCGCGCGCGCAGCTGTTGATGAAAGCCATGAAACGCGGTCAGGTCGTTGGTATGAGCATCGGTGGGTGGTTTACCGACGCGGAGGTTGTGACCAACGAGAATGACGAGGTGGAGCGGATCTACATCAAGGAAGTAGAGCTGGACCACCTTGCCGTCACCCGCCGGCCCAGCAACCCGGACAGCTGGATCTCTGGCCTTGCCCGTTCCACGGGCACCGCAATGGCAGCTGCGCGTGCTGCTGGTGATACCGGCTACCTGGGCGGTGCGGGTCAGGCGATGGACAACCGTGGCATGAACGTCAACGTCAACATCAGCGTCTGCCAGCACAAGAACGAAACCGAGGTGGAGGCCGAGGAGGCCGAGGCCGAGGGCACCGAGGGGGGCGAGGCCATGCCGTACAGCGATGCGATGGGCAGTGAGCGCGCTGTGGGTGATGCTCCTAACTACCACCTGTCTGACAGCACGACGCAGCAGTGCGGCACGTGCACGCACCGCACCCGCGACGGCTGGTGCAAGGCGTTCAACTTTGCCTGCAGTGCGGAGTGGGTGTGCGACGGATGGGAGCGCGCCAGCGCGGACGAGCTGGTCAACGGGGGCAGCGATGGCAACGCGCCAACGCAGCCCGACGAACAGCGCGCGGTGAGCGGCAACACCGACCTCCCGCTTGCGCCCGAGGACACCGCTTGGGGCTGGGACACCGACACCGCGAACGAGGTGCTGGGCGACCCGCCGGACTGGGAGCGGTACGCGATGGCGCACCTGTGGGTGGACACCGCGAACCCTGAGCGACGCGCCAGCTACAAGCTGCCGTTTGCCAAGATGGTGAATGGGGAGCTGCACATCGTGTTTCGTGGTGTGGCGGCGGCGATGGGTGCGCTCAACGGTGCGCGCGGTGGCGTGGACATTCCCGATGCCGACCGTTCCAAGGTGTACGACCGCATCACCAAACTCTATCAACGCTTCGACAAAGAACCGCCCGAACTGCGCGCGGGTGATACGGCTCTTGACAATGAGGATGTGCAGGGTTCTACTGCCATCAGCCAGTCGGACGCCGTGCAAAGCGCAGCACTGCAGCAACTCACCCCCAGCGAGGACAACGCCATGCCCGATAACCGCACGGCGACCGACACCCAGCGCATGGACAACATCGAGCGCGCCATCGGCGAGCTCAATGGTGTTCTGTCCAAGCTGGTCGAGCGCGTCGCTCCTTCCACCACCCCCACCGCTTCCGGCAGCGTTGCCGATGAAGCGGCACAGCTCCGCGCACAGCTGGAAGCCAAGGAGGCGCAGCTGAGCCGCGCCCTTGCCGCTGCCAGCCGTCAGGGTGTGGCGCACAGCCCTCACGCCAGCCGTCACACCGACGTCGGCGGTCACGGTGGGCTGATCCGCACCGTAGAGCGCACGATGGGCAGCCAGTCCGCGCTGGTGCAGGTGGCTCGCGCCCAGGCCGAGCGCCGCGACAGCACCGTGCTGCAGACGCGCGCCCAGCTGGAGGCCGACCTGCGCAGCCTGCTCGCCGCCGCGTTCGCGGACGGCGTGATCACCGACTCGATGGAGGCGTGAGCCAATGACCACCACCCCGACTGTGTGGGCGGGCCTTGACCCGTCCAAGCGCGAGGCTTTCGCCCGCGCCATCAACGTCTCCGGTGCCGGCTCCGTGCTGGTGCAAAACTTCACCAACCGCATCATCCAGCAGCTGTCGATCCGCGAGTTCGGCGCGCTGGGCACGATGGACCGCAAGCCGGGTTCCGGGTCGGCGGCCATCATCAACCGCCGCACCGCGTCCAGCATGACCGTGGGCGACGTGTGGGTGTCGGACACCGACAGCGTTGTTGAGAGCACGGGCAGCTACGCTCAGGCGACCTTCACCTACGCCACGCTCGCCACGCGCGGCAAGGTGACCCGCAAGATGCGCGCTCGTGGTCGGTCCTACATCGACATCCTCGCCGAAGAAATGATGCAGAAGGCTGACGACTTCAACGAGGCGTTGGAACTCTGCATCTTTGTGGGGAACAGCGGCTCGGGCGGCGACGCCAACATGATGAACGGCTTGCTGACGCTCATCAACGCTGTGAGCGGTCAGGTTGTCGCGCAGACGTCCGCCACCTCCGGGTCGGCGCTCACGCTCGCCAAGCTTGACGAAACCATCGACGCCGTGCGCGGCGCGGGCAACCGCTCCGATCTGGTGATCTACGGTTCCTTCAAGGGCATCCGCAAGCTCAACGCTGCCCTGCAGGCCCAGCAGCAGTTCATCAACGAGGTGGAGATTGCGGCCGGCTTCCGCGTCCGCACCTACGATGGCGTTCCGCTCGTCGTGTCCACCGGCATGTCCGATGCGATGTCGTGGTCCGGCACCAGCATCACCGCGTTCGGCGGCGAAGTCACGAACCCCACCACCGCGCTGGTCGTGGTCAACAAGCGGTTCGCGTACCTCGAAGAGCTGACCCCGATGACCATGATGCCGCTGGCGACCACCGACAGCCAGTTCGACCAGTTCGACATCTACTGGGACGGCGCGGTTGTCCTCGCCAACACGAAGGGCGCGTCGATCCTGGCCGGCATCGCTGCCAACTGACGGCTGTGGCCATAGGCGCCCGCTCCAGCACCCGCTGGGGCGGGCGTTTTGCTGCGCGGGCGTTCACTAAACGTGGCGCAGCTGCGCAGTAAGTGTCATTGCGCTGCGCACCAGGGCGAAGCGTGTGATACAGTCCGGCCAGGAGGGCGCACAGCATGAGCGCAATCAGTGACACGCCGCCTGCAGCGGACGCCTATCGTTTCGTTCTACGGCGTTACGATAGGGACGCATCCAATAGCGATGCACAGCCGATCGCCTTTGCGAGCTACGACGAGGCGACCGACAGCCGCGCGATTGAGCTGAACGGTACGATAGCTCACACGCTGTTCTTGCAAGGCGAAACGGCTCGGCATCGCGCACTGTGCCAGGGCTGGCAGGACGCGACTGACGAGTGGCTGCAAGCGTTGGAGGATGCAAAACCGCGCATCAGCACGCCTGCTCAGCGAGCAATCTTCGCTGCGCTTAGTGATCAGTGGCAAAGCAAGCAGCAACTGATGCAGGCCAGCGGCATCAGTGATGGTGAATGGCGCACGACGATCCGGCTGCTGGAGGAACGTGGGCTGGCTGAATGCAACCTGACGGCTCGCCAGCGTCGGCATGCAGCCCAGCATGGCAACGTGGGATATCGCTACCGGCGCGGCCCGCGCGCAGACGAGGTGTGAAGTGGCGACCCTGACCAGCACTGCACGCTGCAAGCGAGTTCTTGGCATCCCTGCGGGTGTCACCATGCACGATGCGCTGCTGGACGACCTTATAGATGTGGGGGAGGAAGCAGTCATCAACTACTGCGGGATGGCTGCCCTTACGTCCACCACGGTCACCGAGATCTACGACATTGAGGCGGCTGGAACCAGCGAGCTACGGCTGCGCGCGTTCCCGGTGATCAGTGTTGCTGCAGTGGTAGCAGCTGGATCAACACTTGGGGTTGACCAGTGGTACGTGGACAAGCGGCCCGGCATCGTGCGGCTTGCTCCAAGTGGCTACTACTTCCCTGAGGGGCGGCAACGTGTGAGTGTGACCTACACGTTCGGCTACGCTACGCCGCCTGCTGATCTGCAACACGCAGCCACCCTTATCGCTGTGGCCGAGTTCAACCGCGCACGCCACGCGGGCCTGCGGAATGAAGGCGCAACCGGATACCGCTACAGCGTTGATACCAGCGGCCTTCCTGCTGCAGCCCTTACCATACTTGCCCGTTACATTCGGGTCATGCCGACGGACGCAACAGCATGAGCACCTTTTGGACACGCCCGCACGTCTATGGCGATCCTGATGATGGAATGGTGGTGTATACGCCAGAGGAAGCCGTCGTCGCCACACGTAATGCGGACGGAAGCTGGATCGCGGAAGCGCACACAACCACGGCTGAGGCAGTATTGCTGCGGAAGCGATGGCAGGCCGTTCAGCCCCCTGTGCAGCCAGTGACAGAAGCAAAGACCCGACGCCGCAAGAGTGGTGGCTGATGCGCTTCCTTGTCACAGGTGGAGCTGGCTTCATCGGTCAGCACGTGGTTCGACAGCTTGTGCAAAGGCACGGCGCGCGCAGCGTGACCGTGCTGGACGCGCGCACGCGCGCGGCGACCGGATGGGATGCCGTGCAAGGTATGATTGACGACCAGCTGTGGCGCGGTGACGTGTGCGATCCGCATGAAGTGCGTGTGTCGATGTTGGACGCGCAGCCTGATGTAGTGCTGCATCTGGCTGCACAAAGTCATGTAGATCGTAGCTTACAACAACCAAACGAAGCCATGATCGTCAACGGCTACGGCACACAGGTTGTTGCTTCCGCTTGCGCGACCGCTGGCGTGCCGCTGGTCTACTGCTCCACCGACGAGGTGTATGGACCCGTGGTTGAGGGGCAACCGTCGTTCGAAGGATTTAGCGAGGGATCTGCACTAAACCCAAGCAGCCCATACAGCGCCGGGAAGGCCGCCGGGGAGCTTGCAGTGCGGGCGATGGGCACGAGCGCGGGCCTGCGCTACGCAATCACGCGCGGGTGCAACGCATGGGGCGAGGGCCAGCTGGGCGAGAAGCTGGTGCCTATCGCCTGCGCGCTACTCCAGGCTGGGCGCCCCGTGCCGCTGCACGGTGGCGGGCACCAGCTTCGCCAGTGGATCGCGGTTGGCGAGTTTGCTGACGCCTTGTGCACCGTTTCCACGTGGCTTGCAGCCGGAAGGTTGCAAGCGGGCACGACCGTCAACATCGCAGGCCCGTGCGTGGCCAGTGTGCGACAGGTGGTGCTCGCGCTGGCTGAGCGGGCGGGTGTACCAGCGCACGCTGCGGTGGTGGACAGCCGCGACCGGCCCGGTCAAGACCGGGCTTACTGCGTGACAGGTGACTATCTGCGCCGGCTGGGATGGGAGGCACGGCAGCGCCTGTTGGATCCGCAGCATCTTGACAGGCTGCTTGCCGCGTACCGTGGCAGTGATGTTCAGCTTGCATCTTATGTGGAGGCAACGTGAGCCAAACTGATGTGGTGGGCATTGTGCCTTCCCTGGACCTGCTTCCACTTGCTCAGCCGGGCCTGCACTATGCGCGGCACGTGTTGTTTACCGACCAGCCCGGCGGTGCCCCGTTACCGGCCGTGGGGCGCGGTAGGGCGGTTGCAGCCCGGCACGGCTACCGGGCGCAGGTGGGGCGCGCCAGCCTGTTAGCAGGCGCACAACCCTACCTTTTGCGCGCGCTGGCGGTGGGCGACCTGCGTGCGGCGGTGGTGTTGTTGGTGTATGGCGATGCCCCGGCGGTACGGGATGCCGCTCAGTCGCTTACTTCGCACCACGAAGTGCATGTGGTTGATGTGGGTAGCGCAGCCTTGAGAGTGGTGGTGTCGGATGCTGCCCAGGTTGCGGTGCAGGCTTATGGGCCGGGCGGTTGGCAACCAGTACCCACCCTGATGCGGCCCGTAAGCGCCCACCAGGGCGCTGCGGCGGTGCCGGGGGTAGGGGCGGCTGCCCCGGAGGCTGCGGCGCACCCCGGCGCGCCTTTGGCGCCTGTAGCGCCCGACGTGTCCGCCCAGCTGCCGGCACCACCTGACGAGATACTGGTGCCGCCTGAGTTGATGGCTGACAACTTGGCCAGCGACAGCGACACCAGTGAAGAACAGGCCGAGCAGGACGAGGATTGATTATGCACAGCACCGTGATGGATTGGCTGCAGGGGCTGCGCCTTGCGCATCCCGCACTGTTCGCGCCGGGCGCGCGGGTGCTGGAATACGGCAGCCGCGACATCAACGGCAGCCCGCGCCGGCTGTTCCCGGCCCCGTCGTACTACCTGGGCATCGACGCTTATGCGGGCGCTGGCGTGGACGTGGTGGGCATCGCCCACGAGCACCCGCCCGAGGGCGGCCCCGTGGACGTGGTGGTATCCACGGAGATGCTGGAGCACGACCCGTTCTGGCAGCAGACCCTGCAGGCGGCGGCGGCGCACCTGCGGCCGGGCGGCCTGCTGGCGTTCAGCTGCGCGAGCCGGGCGCGCCCCGAGCATCATCTGGAGGATAGTCCAACGCCGGGATACTACGGTGGGCGTGATCCTGACGAGATGCTGGAAGTCTTGCGGAAAGAGTGCGAGTGGTCGAGCCTGCATGGCCGACTGGAGCGCAACGGGTTGGACACTTTCGTTTGGGGTGTGCGGGCGTGAGCACGGTTAGCAGCAGTGCCAATCGTTACATCACCGTACAGCGAAAGACTGCTTTCGCTCTCGTTGCTTCGCCAGCTGCGGCCAACATGACCCCGACACGCGCTTTGCTCGGTCAGGCGTTCTTACAGGTCACGGTAGCAAACGGAACGACTGGAAGTGGAACCGTGCAGCTGGTCGGTACAGCGCCGGGTGGTGCTTCACAGTCAGAAACGCTGACGTTTGCAGCAAACGGAACTCAGGTTTCTACCAAGCGTTTTGCGACGTTGACAAGTGTGGTGACCACAGGGCTTGCGAATGAAGCAGTTATTCCAACGGTTTCCGTGCAGGCAGTGAGCGCGGACGGTACGCCACAGTTCATGCTCGTGACCGTGGCGGAAAGCAAGCCCGCAGTGCTTGGATGGTCAGGCTGGATCAAGGTGCCCGTCTACAATCAGGGCACAAAGGAGGAAGATGCGGCAATCTTCCTTATTGACTATGAGGAAACTTGGGCACCGAGCGCGCAGGACTTCTTCATCGAAGATGACACTGGCGACCAGTGGCTTGTAGGTGGTGTGCGAGAGATCCGCGTTGGCTTCGGTTTCCGGCCGCATCACTGGCACTGCCGGGCAGACCGTTACGGTCCTAAGTGATCAGCCGTTCACAATCCGGCTGATGTGAGATACGCTGTGCACCCACACACGCCCAGGAGGCGGGGAGCCAGCATGAACCACGACGACGCCAACAACGCCATCATCATCGTGCCCACGATGGGCCGCCCCGACCTCGTGCTGCCGTGCGTTCAGCGGCTGGTCAGCTGCACACAGGTTGATCGCTGGCGCCTGATGCTGGTGGTGAATCCGCTGCCGCAGGCGATGGAGGACGGAACCATCGAGGCGCTGCACCAGCAGGTGTCGGCGCTGGTGCAGCTGGCGAACGCGACCAGCCCGCAGCAGGTGGAGCTGCAGTGGGTGCAGCTACCCGGCCCTGTCGGCTGGACGGGCGCGGTGAACGCTGGCGTCCAGGCCGCGCTGCAGCACGGTGGCCTTCCGCCTACGGTGGTGGTGATGAACGACGACGTGCGCGTGACGCCGAGCTGGCTGCACCGGCTGCACGGCGCGCTCACCAGCCCCGACATCAAGCTGCAGGGCGAGGTGGCCGGCTACGGCCTACAGGCGCCTGCGCACCCGGTCGCCGGGTACGGTCGGATCGGCATGGTCGGCCCCGTGTCCAACGTGGTGGCGGGGATGCAGCAGGTGCGCGCGCCCGACGTGAAGCTGCCCACCGGCAGCGCCTTCACCGCCGACGCCGACACTATGCTGGACCAGTTCGCCGGCAGCTACGCGGAGCAGAACGGGTGGACCCCGATGGCGGCCAGCTTCCTGTCCGGGCTGTGCGTGCTGTATGACCGCGAGTGCCTGCTGCAGCTGCTGGAGCAGCACGAGGGTCGCGTGTGCCTTGTGCGCCCGCAGTACGGCGTGGGCGGGTACGACGACAACGACATCGCGGCGCGCGCGCAGCTGCTGGGCTGGCGCATGGCCATCGCGACGAACTGCTACGTGCACCACCTGGGGCACCAGACGCTGGACAGCGTGTTCCCCGAGGCGCAGCGCGGGCTGGCCAACCTGCCGACGTACCTGCGCACCTGGGAAGCGTACACCAGCCGAGAGCAGCGGCTGGTTGCGGTGTGGCGCGTCAAGCTGCACGTGCCGAACGACCTTGCCATGCTGCGCGCGAGCTTGGGGCGCACGGCGCAGCTGGTGAACGGCATGGCCATCCTGCTTACCGGCAATCCCGCCGACGTGCTGGCCAGCCCGGAGTGGCAGGCTGGCATGATGCCGCCCGCCGAGCAGGCGCTGTTGGATGCGTGCCAGGGCGCCACGCTGGACGCACAGGCCGATGCGCTGCAGCGGTACGCCTTCGATCTCGCGCAAGCCAGTGCAGGGCGCGAGGTTCCCGTGCTGGTGCGCGGGTGGGCTGGCGAGTGGAACGAGCGCGACGAGCGCAACGCGGCGATCCGCCTGGGCCTGCAGCTGGCCCCCGACTGGATGATGTCGGTGGACCACGATGAGGTGGTGGAGGAACGCGTTGACCGCGAGCTTTTGCAGAAGTGGATGCGACACCCTGACCCGCTGGTCACGCACTACGACGTGGGCTGGGCGAACCACTGGGACAGCCCGCGCCTGTGCCGCGTGGACGTGCCCTGGTGCGGCCCCGACTACCGCAGCTCGATGCGCGGGTTCCGCCTGTGGCGCGTGACGCACCCGAGCGTGCAGCAGGTGCAGGCGGGCAACGCCATCGGCCTGCACTGCGGCAACGTGCCCGACGCGGGCGAGAACGCCAAGCGCGTGGCGGCGCTGCGGTTCCGTCACTATGGCTACCTGCGCCACGCCGACCGGCTGCGCAAGTTCCGTTTCTACCGCGAGAAGGACGCGCAGCCTGACAGTGTGCTCACGCAAGGCCGCACCAGTGGCGGTGGCGGGTACGACCACCTCGTGAGAGAGGAAGGGATGCAGCTGGCCCCGTGGCAGCCCGACAACGGCATCGGCTTTACGATGCTGTGGCACGCTGGCGAGCAGCTGTTCGACCTGCATCGTCACCTCGACAGCGTCTACGCACTTGCCGATCATGTGGTGCTGGTGTGGACTGGCCCGGAGGGCACCGCGCCCAGCGCCGACGTGCAGTACGTGGCAGCGCGCTACGGCGCCGAATGGGTGTACCAGCCGCTGAACGACGACCTGGGCACGGCGCGGAACGCGGGCGTGGACCGGCTGCGCGCGCACGGATGCGCGTGGTGCCTTGTGATGGACCCGGACGAGCAATACGAGAGCACGTTCCTGGCCACGGTGGCGCTGCGCCGCATGGTTGAGGTCACGGACAGCTGGGCGTGGATGTTCCGCTTCCGCAACTGGCGAGCAGACGGGCAGTGGAACTGGTCTGAGAATACTCGGCTGTTCCGGCTTGCCGGTGGCATCCTCCGCTTCAACTTCCGCGTCCATGAGACTTTGGAGCGCGGCATGGCCGAGCTGGGTCGGCGCGGCATCCACCCGCAGGTGCGCTATGCGCCCTTTACGGTTGATCACCGTGGGCTGGCCGGCGGACCCGATGCGATGCAGGGGAAGCTGGAAAGGTACACGCGCCTGTTGGTCAAGCAGATTGCCGACGAGCCGGCAAGCCCTGGCGCGTGGGTGAGCCTGGGCTTGCAATACGGCAACGACGGGCGACGTGCCGAGCAGTGGGAGTGCTACGAAGCCGCAATGCGCTGCGCGGGCACCGGCTACCTGCCTTTCCGTGAGGCGGCGCTTTACCATCTACGGGCCGCTCGCCTGCTTGTTGGTGAGGCTCAGCGAAGGCTCGCGCCCGCACACACACTGATGCCGCAGGTCGAAGCAATGCACGGGTGGCTGCGCGAGCACGCGCCTGACCAGCCCGTGTTGGGCGCGGGCCGGACGGCGGTGCCGGATGGTGTGGATCTGCACAGCTTGCTGGATGCACTGGACGCGGCATTGACCTCGCCGCATACTGTTGGTGAGGGCGGCAAGGATGCCACGTGACAAGACACGTGTGGTTGGGATCGAGGCAACGGTCATCAACCTCCGTGATCTGAAAGACAAGTTCATCCGTGCGGCGGCTGGCAGGGCATTGACCAAGGTTGGTGGAGTCGCGATGACGGCGGTATATGCCAACCTTACACGCAATGACCACAGCCTTGCGCAGCTGCGCCGCATGGATCACCCATACGCAAAGCGTCATGGCTCAATCAACATTCATCCCAGTCAGCCGCACGTCGTCCATGAGCGCACTGGCCTGATGGCCGCACGGCTGCAGGGCCTTCTGAAGTTTCGTGCTGGTGGTGGTGGCGGTTCACGCCCATACTACTTAGTCGGCTGGATGGTGCAGGTTCCAACCCACGCTCCGTGGGTTGTGGAAGGAACGCGCGTCATGCAGGGGCGTGACGTGTTGTGGTGGACGGTAAGCGATCCGGCTTTGCGACCAGCATTGCTGCGTGCATTTGTGCTGGTGATGGGTGCCGAGCTACGCACCCAGGCTGGCATCCGTTTCGGTAGTGGAGGACCCAATGTCCCTTAGTCCCGCACCGAGCATCGAGCAGGTCAAGCTTTTGCTTCGCAGCCATCTGCTTACAGATGCGGCTGTTAGCGCACTTGTGGGCGCGCAGGTGCACGGCGCTCACCTGCAAACACCGGATGCCGTGAACGCGCTCTATCCGCTGGTCGTGTTTGAGCTAATCACTGGTAGAACGGGACCAACAAGCACCTATCAGGCCATCAGGGTGGACGTTTACGCATACAGCAGAGATAGCTCCGGTCTGGCGGCACGGGTCTATGATGCGTGTGCCGCCGCGCTGCAGCACCAGCTGTTGAGAAGGGATGGCATATCGGTGGCCGGCTATTGTGTAGAAGCAGAGCGGCCAGACGATGGATGGAATGAACTGACGCGGGCTTACTACGTGCGTGGACAGTGGACGATGCGCGTAAGTTACAGGAGTGGACAATGAGGACGCATGATTGGCAGGCCAGCAATGCCCCGGCGGGGCCAGCCTTGCGGCTGCGGTGCGCCTGTGGGGCCACGCTGGCAACGCTACCCGCCCCCATTACGGCCGCGCGTGCCCGTGGGGATGGCACCGATACGGCCCTGTGCTGTGACGCGTGTGGCCGCACTGTGCGGCTGGGGGTGCAGAATGGCAGCCAACGCTGACGCACGCATTCATCGACTGGAAGTGGTGATCGACGAGCTGCAAGCGGCCGTCCAGGGTCTTTCCGGCCAGCTTGCGATGGTGGCTGCTGCCACTTCCAATAGCGGTGGTGGTGGCGACACTGACGAGGCCACCACGATGCGCGATACGGTGTGGTCGTGCGCAAGCTGTGCAGCACGACTTGGCATCTACGATGAGAAGTCGGACGAGCTGCGCGTGCGCTACAAGGATTTCATCTGCTACGTGCGGCCCGGCGCTGGTGGTGTGGTGGAAGTGCCGTGCCGTCGCTGCGGTCAGCGCAACAGGTTGGAGGATGCGCGTAGGCCATAGCCCAGGGCGCTGGTCTGTGATAACGTGCGGTTATCCCGCAGTAGACGCTGGAAGGCGCGAGCGGTGCCAAGCATCAAGCACACAATGCAAGGGAGGCACCCGTGCCGTTCAACATTCCTACAGTCACGACCAACGACATCAGCTTCGGCCCTGCCGTACTGTACCTCGGCGTCGCTGGAGCGACCCCGACCGTCGATGTCGGCTCCATCACCGAGGATGGCGTCAGCATCGAGATCACCAGCGAAAAGCGGTACATCTCCCAGGGCAACCCCAAGATCCCCGTCTACAACTTCAGCCAGACCCAGGGCGCGAAGGTGACGGTCACGGGCATCGAGTGGAACTTCGACAACTTTGCTCGCGCAATGGGTGCAGGCACCACGACCGTTTCCGGCAGCGCGGAGACGTTCAGCTTTGGTGGTGATCCCATCGTCACCGAGTGCGCGTTGCACATTCAGCACTACATGGCTGTGACCGGCAACACCATGAACGTGTACGTGTGGAAGGCCAGCTCGGACATGGGGCTGAACCTGCCGCTCGGCCAGGATGAGCACCAGTTCGAGTATTCCTACACCGCGCTGCGCTCCAACACGGACTGGAACGGCGCCACGCTGGGACCGCGTGTTCAGCTGATCAAGCTGGAGCGTCAGCTTTGATCTGATCTGGTGGTGCGTTCCAAGCGGCGCAGGGGTGGCAAACCATGCCACACTGCGCCGCTCTTGCGTTCCGGCCTGTGTGCACCCGTGATACAGTCGCGGCGACGCCGTAGGAGGTGCACATGAGCCAGAACGAAAACCACGCCCAGACCACCGACAACACTCTTTCGCCTTCCGACTTCAACGCGCAGCTGTCGGCCCTGCTGGACAAGCTTGTGCCGCCTGACCAGCTTCACGTCCGCACCGTGGATGGCCAGGACATCACGCTTCCCGGCGCAATCTCTGCACGTCGGCAGGTGCAGGTGTTCCGTACCATCAAGCAGATGGCCGAGCTTCCGCAGCTGTCCGGCGCTGTGGCGCTCGTGCGTGGTTCTGGCACTGCCGGGCTGGTGGACGCAGTGGTGCAGCTGGCTACCGACGAACAGGTGGCCGATCTACTGGGCAAGGCGTTCAGTGAAGCCTACCCGGATGCGCTTGGTGGCCGTGACCCGCTTGACGCGCTGGCGATCGAGGAGCTGGCTGTGTCCCTCGTCCCTTTCTCGGAGCGTTTCGTTCGGAGGCTGGGGCAGGGGGTGCAGGTGATCGCCAGCGGCATGAACGTGAAGGTGCCGGGCTGACGATTGAGCAGCTACAGCAGGGACTTGGCATGTTGTTCGCAAGCGGCTGGACGCTTGACGACGTTCTTGGTCTAACGTGGCAGCAGTTACAGGTTGTCAGCCAGTGCGTCGTAGCCTACAAGGCAGAGCAAGCGAACCTTGTCATGGGTGCCATCAGCTCGGCGCTTGGAGGCAAGGTAAAGAAGCAAGCGAAGCCGCGCGCCGCAAGGGTTGATAATAAGCAGGAGGGTGCAGGTAAGCAGAAGCGTGATCTGGCATCACAGCTGGCAGCCCTTGGGCTTCCGGTAGAGGACGTGTAGGCACGCATCTTGCGCCCTCGCGCGATACGATGAACAAGGGGCGCGGGCATGGCAAGCACCATCGGCAAGCTGCTTGTTGAGCTTGGACTTGATGACACCAACTTCAAGGGTGGCGTCAAGTCCGCGACTGCGGCCCTGGAACAGCTGCAGCAGACCAGTCTCATGTTCGGTGGCGCGCTTGATAAAGCTGTAACCGGCGCACTGGCGGCTGCTGGTGCGGCGATGGCAGCGTTCGGCGTTGCCACTGTCAAGACCGGCATTGACTTTGAGCAGGCGATTACGAACGTAGGAGCGATCGCTAACGCAAGTGACAATGATCTGGAGCGACTGACGGACAGAGCGCGGGAGCTTGGAGCGTCCACCAAGTTCACAGCTACGGAAGCCGCAGACGCTATGAAGTTTCTGGCCCAGGCCGGAATGAGTGTCAATGAGGTGCTGGCATCCACCGGCCCCGCCATGCTGTTCGCTGGTGGCGCGGGCACCGATATGGCGACCGCAACCGCCCTGACGGCAGCCACGCTGTCTCAGTTTCAGCTTGACGCGACCCAGGCCGGGCGTGTGTCCGACGTGTTCAGCATCGCTCTGCGCAAGTCACTGTTTGAGGTGGACAGCTTGCGCGAGGCCATGAAGTACGGCGGCACTGTGGGTGCAGGCTTTGGCTATGCGTTGGAGGAAACGACCGCCGCGCTGGCCATGTTCCGCAACCTTGGCCTCGAAGGGTCGATGGCCGGCACCAACTTCCGTATGTCGATGGCGGCAGCCGCCAACGCTACAGATGAATCAAGGAAGGTGCTTGCAAAGTATGGTTTGACGGCAGAGGACATCAACCCTGAGCTACACAGCTTTGCAGAGATCATGGAGACTGTCGGCAAGGCAGCCATGACGACCACCGATATGTTGGAGGTGTTCGGTCTGCGTAGCGGCGCAAACATCGCCAACATTGCGCGTCAGTTCGCAGACGGAACGACTGAATACTACACGCTGCTGGATGCCATGAAGAATGGCGCAGGTGAGGCAGAAGCACTGTACGGCTCAATGACGAACACGGTGCAGGGGCGCCTTGACATCGCGTTGTCTGCCTTCCAAGAGCTGATGTTGTCGCTGTTCGACACCATGAAAGGTCCGATGGCGGACCTGCTGGACGAGGTTGCGAACACAATCGCCTACGTCGCTCAGGTGTTCAACCGTGAGGCTGGCACTATCGGCCGCAGCTTTGAGGACATGGTCGGCCGTGCGGTGGCGTACCTGCGCGACAACCGGGCCATGATTGCTACGACCTTCATTGACTTCATCAAGAGCGTGCGTGGGGCTACCGAGACGCTGGCACGACTACTGCCCGTGCTGTTGCAGATCTCCAAGGTGATGATCGTTGTGTGGGCGGCAGATCGTGTGCGCGTGTTCGTCGCATCGTTGAGCAGTGCCGCCAGCGCAATCGGCGTGGTTAGCGGCAGTGTTCGCACTCTTATGCTGTCTCTTACCGCAGCTTCGGGTGGCATCTACGCTGTGGTTGCGGCGGTCGGCACCCTGATTGCGGGGCTGGTCTACTTTGCAACAGTGAGCAGAGAGGCTGAGGCGGCAACGGAACGCTTGCGTGCAGCAGAGGAAAAGCTGGCTGTAGAGCAGGAGGCAAGGGCAAACAAGCAGCGTCAGGCAGCAGCAGAGCTGGCTGCACAGCAAGCCCTGCGCATGGGCAATCTGGAACTGCTGCTGCAAACAGAAAACACGCTAAACGTGAGTCTGGAGCAACAGATCCAGCGGTTGCAGGGTCTTGACAGCGCAACCATCCAAGCCGGCTTGTCAAGTGGTCAGCTGTTCACTGCCACCATGAATGGCACAAAGGTTGTGCTTGACCACGCCACCGCGTTGCAGCTTCAGTATGACGGTACATCACAAGCAGACGCTGCAGCGGCGAGCTTCAAGACTACGCAGATGGATGCGCAGCGTGAACTTGCCAACAGCAAGCGTCAGCTTGACAAGCTCAATATTGCGATCAATGACTACGACACTTTCGTGGAGGCCGGTGGCAACGAAACTGTCGCCTACAAGGGCGTTCTTTCGACGTTCGGCGCAACGGTTGAGGAAGTGCGCAAGCGGCAGGAGGACCTGGGCCAACAGGTCAAGGATGCGCAAGCGAAGATAGAAGGGCTTGCGCAGGGTGCTGAGCTTGCGGCGCAGGCGCTGGCAAAGAAGGAGATTGCAGCAGAGCTGGCCGCCAAAAAGACGGCCATGATGGGCGATGTTGACGAGCAATCCGCACGTCAGGCACGAGACGCGTCGGAGGAATGGCGACGGGCCTATGAGGCGCGGGTGCGCGCGGTTCAGAAGGCCGAGGACGACATCGCCAGACGACGCGCAAAGGCGAGCGAGCAGGCGGCGATTGAGCTTCGCTTGCAGCTGGAAGAACTCAATCGTCTGTTTGATGCCGAGGTGTTGGCCTATGGCAAGCAGACGGACAAGATCCGTGCGGCAGAGCTGGAACGCGCCCGGATTGTGGCCGTCGTGCGTGCCGACGCGGCGCGCCAGCAGCAGGAAGAACAAGAAGCGGTACTGAAACAGCTCCGTGAGGCGTTGGCAGCCGCTGGCAGGGATGAAGCAGACCGGGAAGCGTTTGAGCTTCAGTCTCGCATCAACACCCGACGCGAGGCGCTGCGACTGGAGTTTGAGCAAGAGCTGGCGCTTTACGAGCGTGGCGCAACGGAACGGCTTGACGTGCTGCTGCGCTTCATGCAGGCACGTACAAAGCTCGAAGAAGTGGAGGCGGCAGAGGCGCAACAGCGTGTGCGTGACACCTACACACGCATCAATCAGATCATTGAGCAGCTGCAGCTTTCTGATGCAGAAGCGCAGATGAACGAGCTGCAGCGCATCGAGCTGGAGCGTTTGCGCACGCTGGTAGAGAGCGCAAACGCGACCGGGCGTCAGGTTGCCGAGATCAACGCTGTGTATGACCAGCGAGTGCTGAACCAAAAGCGCGCACTGTCAGAGGAAGTGCGTATGCTGACGGCGGGTGACTACCGGCGGGTCTATGAGCTGGAGAAGGAGCGTGACCAACTGCTTTCACGGCTGGCAGAGGATCAGCTGGCAGAGCGTGAGGCAGTCATTGCCTACTACAACGCCGCGATTGCCGACGCGCTGGCAAAAGCGGAGGAAGGCGTTGATACATTCGGTGATGTGGCCAAGCAGGTGATGGAGAATGTGCGGGCCGCTGCGGTTGATGTTGCGCGTGCAATCGGCATCGGCATCGGCAAGGCCGCGATGGGCGTGTTGACGCTCTTTGAGGAGCTGACTGGCTTCAGTTTCAGCCTTTCAGACGCAATGGAGAAAGCCAAGAAGGGGATGGAGGAAGTAGCAGCCCTGCAAGAGCAGCTGGCCGCTGGTGAGATCTCGGTTGACGAGTATGAGGAAAAGCTGGCCGCACTGCCCATGACTGCAGTGGCTGGTGCAGAAGCATACGTCACCGAGCTTGTGAATGGCGCAAGCGAGCTGCTGGCCACTTTCGTAGAGGCGGCGCCCGCAGCGTTGGAGGCGCTGGCCAATCAGCTGCCGTCGCTGCTGCAGCAGTTCGCAGACGCCCTTCCCATGCTTGCGTCAACACTTGCGCAGGCGGCTGGTCAGCTCGCGTCTGCCATCATTGCTGAGCTTCCTGCCATCATCGGCGCCCTGGCCGATAGCGTGGTGCTGCTGGTCCAGGCACTGATTGAGGACTTGCCGCTGATCGTGGATCAGCTGGTGGCGTCCCTGCAAGCTGCCCTGCCTTCACTGTTACGAGCCGTGCTGGCCGTGGTGGACTTGGTTCCGGTGCTTGTCGGCGCCGTGGCGCGCGCGTTGCCGCAGCTGGTGCAAGCCTTGATGCAGGTGTTGCAGGCGCTGGTGCCGGCGCTTGTTGATGCAGCGATCGGTGTCGTTGGCGCCGTCGTGCTGGAGCTTCCACGCATCATCCAGGCATTGACAGCCGGCGCGCTTCAACTCGTGGCCATGCTGATTGCAGAGGTGCCCCGGTTGGTGCTGGCGGTGGTTGATATGCTGCCGGCTATCGTCGCTGGCTTGATGCAGGCGGCTACGATGTTGATCTTGGAGCTGGTTCGCCAGCTGCCATCCATCATCGAAAACCTGCTGATGGCTACGACTGACATCGTGGTTGGCATCATCGCCATGCTGCCGCGCCTGATTGCGGCCATCATCATCATGCTGCCTGACCTGATTGTTGCCGTCGTGCGCCTGATCCCCGCGATCATCCTTGGTATTGCACGCGCGCTACCGCAGATTGTCACTGCAGTCATCAACCTGATCCCCACCTTCATCGTTGCGTTCATCACGCAGTTCGTGCCTGCCTTTATCAAGGCTTTGCCTGTCATTCTGTATGAGGTCACGGTCGGGCTGCTGTTGGCCATCGGGCAGGCACTCGGCTACCTTGCACGGGGCATCGGTGAGGCCATCGTCCTTGGCTTGCAGAAGCTGGTGCAGTTCTTCCGCGACGTGCTGGCCGAGATTTTCACGCTTGGCAAGGCAGAAACTGCCACGTTCGGGGACACGCCCGGAGCGGTGAAGGCGGGCGCTGAGGGCATGGCTGCCCGGTTTGCACCCGGCGACTACATCATCGCCGCCCAGCGTCCGGCAGATCTGCTCCAGCAGGCTCTCGATGCAATGCGTGGTCAGCTTGCCAACGGGCTGGCGCCCGCCGCGCGTGGTTACCTGCCCGGCGAGGTGGAGGTGCCTGCGGCGGCTGGCCTTGCCAGTGCCATGCTACAGGCCGCCACGGCTATGCAAGGCGCTGCCGGCGGTGGTGGTGGGGGCATGGGCGGCCAACGGGTGCAGGTGGTGGTGCAGGCAAACGGGCGCACTTTGGACGAGGTGCTGTTTACGGCTGGCCAGCGTGGAGAGGCACCGAGGCTGCAGCGTGAGCTTCGACGCACTACACTGCGGGCGGGCGTGCACGTCGGCTTCGACCGTGGCAAGTTCTAACGGCGGCAGGAGTGAAGCATGGCCATCATCTGGGCTTGGGGCTGGGAAGTTCGTGCACCGCTTGCCTTCTACACAAACACCGCTTGGTCGTCAGTCGGGGGCGTTGATCCAAACGAGCGCACAGTCACCCACCAGCACCCGAGCGGGTATGGCGGCGGCAACACCAGCCTGTCCTTGACGGCTGATAGCTGGCTTCGCACTGCGCCTGTGTTTTCCGTTCCCAGCGGGGGTGGCATCAACACAACTTTCCAAGCTGCACAAAACTTCAATGGTGCTTCCACCGTTCCGCTGGTCGCCGTGTATGACACTGGTGGCCTGGAGATGGCTGGCGTCTACGCCGCCGATACGGGGGTAAGCACACGGCTGACGGTCAAGCACAATGGCGTGACTGTGGGCACTACCAGCGCAACAGTGACGACTGCCCGATGGATCCGGCTTGCGCTTCGCTGGGCCATCGTGGGCGGCACCGTCACCTTGACGCTGTGGGTGGACGGCGTGCAGGTGCTGAGCCGCAGCACGGCCCTCACTACAGTCAGTGGGGTTGATGTTGCGCGATGGGGCGCGCCGATGGCTGGCGGCGGCGCTGGTACAGTGGTCGCCTACCATGATCATACGGTTGTGTGGGGCAGTAGCAGTGATCCAGTGACGAGCACCACATGGATCCAGGGCTTGCGGCCAAACGCGGACGACATCAACGGCGCGTGGTTGCCGACTGGTGCTCCGAGCAACTGGCAGGCGCTGGAAGATGCCGCTGACGCATCGTACACTTCCACACCGACCGCAAGCACCTTCCAAGTGAACCTCCAAAACCGCACGAACATCAACGCTGCCTGGACCTCACCTGCTGTGCAAGCGGTACAGGTCAACGTGGCCGCTGCGGGTGATGGAACACTGCCGACTGGAACTGCTGGGATGGCCTTGGGCGGAAGCACTGCGTCGGGCACTGGAACGGCAATGTCTCCCAGTGGTGGGCTGTGCACCTTCTTGCGCACCGATAAGCCCGGCGGCACCGGCTGGGCCGCTGCTGACCTTGACAACCTGACCCTTCGGTACGGGGCTTCCTGATGGCTACCCCTGCCTCTGGCGCTGTTGCGTCTGTCGTCCACTTCGGCATCACCAGTGGCACCGCGTTTGGAGCAACGGCAGAGGTTGTATGGGCCGACCTTGATCTGCAGGCAGACAGGGCGGAACCTCGCTCATTTCTGCTGACCCAGGACGCGGCGCTGCGCAGCAACGTGTTGTCCACTGCCACCAGTCAGCAAGGCCCGCGACTTGGAACCGCCTACCCTGACGCCACCAACGAGGGCGATCTGCTGCCTTTCTTGGCTGGAGCTTGGGATACTACGCCATCAACACCGCAACCTTCGCCTACCGGGATGGTGGCACAGCTGTTGTCTACGGGCGGTCTGTTTGAGGGTGCCGAGTGGGGCTGGCGATACCAAACGGACGACCAGTCACAGACGCGCGGCGCCCACGACCTGCGATATGAACAGGGCGTCCATCATCCGTGGAACACGGCGAAAACGGCCGCTGGACACTATGCGCTTGCCTACAGCTCCGCGTTCAATCGTGTTGTCGCGGTGCGGTTGAGAAGCGGAACGTCCGTCTTTGACATTGCTTACCGCAGCCTGTCCACTTCTGATCCCTCCGCTAACTACACCACCACGACATACACGCCTGCAATCGGGCGCGTTCCTGCCTTCACTGGCTACTCTGCGATTGTAGAGCTGCCTGACGGCAGCTTGCGGTGGTTTTATACCTACGTGCCCGACCCTTCCGGCGCCCCCGGCATGTCTGATGTTGACATGCTGACCAGCCGTGATGGTGGCGCAACGTGGACACTGGCAACGCCGGGCATCGTTTCTGCCATCTACGGTCGCACCCATCAGATCTTCGCCATGCGTGCAGCCGTGAGCGGCGACTGGCTCAGAATGGAGCTTTGGCTTGGCAGCACGGCGACGCAGGGGATTGCCAGCGTTTATAGCGGTGATCGCGGTGCCACGTGGGGCGCGGCGGTGGCCGAGCCGGATGGGCTGGACGACCTTTCCAATGGCGACAGCTTCAACGCTAACGAGCTGAACGACATCGTTGGACTTGGAACCCTTGATGGGGCCTTTTTCCGTGTCCGTGCGCTGGCTGCTGGCACGTGGAGGTATGAGTTCGCAAGCCGTGGCGGTGCCTGGGCGCCGTCTGGCTTCACCGTTGGCTTGATTAGTGCAGTCGGTAACAGCAAGGCGCTGTATCTGGCTCGTGGCGGCGCCTACGTCTACCTGCTTGTTCATACAGATGATGCGGCTGGGAACAACCGTTTCGCCAACTACAGCTTCCTCATTCCTGTAGATCGCATTCAGGCAGGATGGAGCGCCACCGCGCCGCGTGTCGGAGAGTGGGTGCTGTGGGGCGACGATATCCTGGGTCACACCGGGTCCATGCGCTACGGCCCCAAGGGCGGCACGCTGGCATGGCTGGGCGATCGGCTGGGCTTCCTGGCGGGCGGCATCGACCGTGAAACTGGAACAGGCACGGCAGACTGGAAGGCAGGAACACTTGCTTACTGGTCGGGCTACAGCCGACGACCCGTGCACCGTGAAGCTGGCGTGCTGTCCGACGAGTTCGGCAGCATGTTCACTAACTATTGGAGTTCACAATACGGGCCACCAGCCTACAGCGGTGCCAGCGCGTTCACTCCCTGGGGGGCATCCTCCGCTGGCACGCCGTTGCTCACATGGGTAGCGGACGCAACCCAGTTCACTGTAGGAACGCCCAGCCGCCTCTCCATCAGCGTCTCGCAAGCGGCTGCGGCCGTCACGCAGTTTATGGCCGACGATGGTGTGCTGGGATGGACAACCCGCGCAACGGCAGGAACGAGCAGCACGCAGCCGTCTGCCGTGACTGGGGCGGCTATGCGGGCGCCCCGCTGGGGGGCTGGCATCCAGGCACTGTCAAGCGCGGGTCTATCCTTTGCTGTTGGCGTCCACCTCTCCAGCGATGGGAGCGTCGGCATCTACGACCCCAACGCTGTCACAACTCTGTTCCTCAGCCCGCAAAACGCGCTCGCTGGCATCACGACCGGCAGCTGGTATGACTTCCGTGTTGCCATCCAAACCCAGGTCAGCACCACAAGTGCCGAGCTTTCGTGGTCGCGTGCCGGCGACAACGTGTGGAACACCACCGGGCCGCTGACGCTAACAAGCGCAGTCCTGCCGACCGCGTTTCAGCGTGTTGAGTGGGGACACCTTGCTGTCCAGGCAACCGCTACATTCACACATGAATGGCGCGAAGCATGGTGGTCGCGCGTCAGCAGCCTGGGGCAATATGGCCTGACCAATCCGAGCAATCTGCGTGGATGGCTTGCTGCGGCCGAGCCGCAACACGTGGCGCAGGGTATCAGCATCCGGTGGGGCGGTGGCGGCGGTTTTGATGGCGATACTTTCGTTGCCCCGGTTCAGTATCAGTATGGTGGCGACCAGCTTGTGACGCCCAGCCCGGAGAGCGGGTGGCGCAGCACAACGGAGGCTGAACAACAGCTGCTGCTTGACGCACAGCGAGCCTCCGTCACTGGCGATGTCGTTCGCTTCCGGCACAGTGGCTTTGCCGTCGTTGGAACCAACAGCCGCTACTTCACACTGGAGTACGGTGATGATGCCACCCTTTCATCACCCTCGCGCATCTACGTAGACGGTCTGCGGTACATCGCCACCTTGCAATCCCAGGGTCTTGCAAGCAACAGCGTGCGGGTCAACGCATCGCAGGCGGCGCAGTGGCGTGATGGAGAGCTGGCGGGGCACTACTGCCGGGCACAGGTGCACGCGCTCAGCACCAACCCGAGCATCATTCGCATCGCCACCAACCACGGCGACACAATCCACTTTGCCGGATTGACGCAGGGTCTGTTTAGCTATGGGATCACCAGCGGTGTGACCCTGGACATCTGGGCGGATCGGCACCTTCTGGCCTTCGCTGACTACCCGCAAGGTGTACGGGTTATTGCGGACGCATCTGGCACTGGTACACGGCGCGCCGACAACGACTTCCCTCGCTACCTGCGCATCACCATTCCATCCGATGCTGTGCAGGGTGCGCCGCCCGAGGGCTATTGGCGTATCGGTTCGATTGTCGCTGGCATGACCTTGCCGTTTAGCGTTCCGCTTGACTGGAACACCGGGGATGAACAGTCAGGGAATGTTGAGTTTACAACCGCTGTTTCTGGCGCCCGTACAGCTTACGTCGCCGGCACTCCGCGTCGTGTCGTTACTGGGAACAGTCAAGGTGATGTTGA